GCAGGATTTTACATTATATACAAATTGTTTCGTAAGAAACTCATTCTACCTGAATCTCAAAGGACTCAGGATCATTGTTAGCAGCTCCAAGGAACCGCCGAGCAAACTCTTCTGTTGTTAAGATTGTTGTATCATAGAAGGTTAAGATGTTTTTCATGGCATCTATTTCCGCACCAGGACTAAAATTCAAGCAACAGAATTTTTCTCCAACTAATCTGTTGGAGAAGATGATTTGGGATCCAGTGAATTTCGACACTGCATTATTGAACTTAGTGTGAGAAATGTCTAACATCTTATTTCGAATGATGCTTTCTTTCGCTGATCTGAGCATGGCTCTTCGATTAGCCCCTTTTTGAATCAAACCCATCATAAGCTCTTCAGATGGTGTTCCAAAGTTCAGTAAAGGTAATGGATCTTTTTCTTCATCAGGGGAATAAGAGAAATTTTCTTCTCTAGCCGGCACTTCATATTCATCTTCGGAGTCAGATTCACTGTCTCCCATGGCCTCAATTCTTCTAAGATTCTCATCTGATATCGAAAATTCCATTTTTCCTTCTTCTTTTTCTTCCACTACTTCGGCGCTCTGCTGTATAGATTTAAAACATCGTTTAATGTCCTTGAAGAATCGTTGCTCCATATTGTCTGCCCATGACTGCATTGAGTCACACATGGCCCCAACTGGCCCAGTGGTTGTGAGACCAGCAGCAGAAACTTTCATTATCTTATCAGCGGGGTTGTTTGCCCTCAGAAAAAAGAATTTTGAAATGATTTTCAAAAGATTGGAAAAGACGGTTAAGCTTACATCTTGATTTGAAAGCCACATCTTTGAGAAGAAATCAAAATGATCAAAGGGGTCAAGGGTTGGATGTGCTAGCAAATCTGTTGGCAAATTTGTACTGGCTGGAGGGAGCATCCCTGCTGTCAAATTAAATGTATATACAACTTTTTTCTCTGATATGACTTTTATCACGTCCTTCATCAAATCCATTGAAAGATCAAATTCTTCCTCAACATTTGGAGCAGCAGATATTCTCATGGTGCTCTCCAACAAGATCGCACCACTGCACACTGGCCCAAGTGTCCAGTTTGGACTTACCCACTGAGACTTTCTCTTAAATGCCTTCTCATTTAAAAGTCTTCCGCTCTTATCTGCCTCGAGTGATTGAATAGAGATGAGGCTCACAATTTGCCCGAATCCCATTCTCCTCATTAAGCTTTTAACAGCTTTGAGATTAGACCCCCCAGAGGTATCGCTGTTTTCTCTAGCAATAGAGATCACGGCTTTATCCAACACACCGATTTGATACTTTCTCACTTTCTTTGGATCTTCATGATCTCCAACCATTGCTATAACCTCACCCTGGCCATGCCATGTGTTTGTTTTCTTGTCATACTGTTGTCTTTTACTCCAAAAGGTGATTCCTCCACGTTTAAGCGTGAGGATCAAATCCCATCTCTCTCTGGCAAATTTTTCGTTAAGCAACATTGACAAGACAATAAGCTCAGCTTTTGAGGATTCACAGCGTCTTAGGTAGTCACATCTCTCTTGAGTAGTGTCCCCTGGAGCCTGAAGAATGTATTTCTTAACAGCAGTTGTTGCCCAAGAGGTTCTGGTTGTCTCCCTGAGAAAGGGGGCGTGTCGGATTACCATTATCATCATTCTCAATTTACTATCATCTTCTTCTGCCATTAGGCCACTTAATCTGATTCTGATTCTGTCAGACAGCGACCAACTCATAGCATCTAAGAGACCTGAAAAGGGGTCCTTTATCTTTCCAGTGCAGAAGGCTTGAACTTGTAGGCTTCTTTCGGGTTCTTGTTTTGCTATTTCAACTACAGCAACCTTGTCTTCACAACCCCATGCGGCCTGAAGGTCTTCAAAAGAGTCAAAATCTGTCAATTTCATTCGAAGCAGATCCGAATAGAATCTTCTGCCCAGTTCAAACGCAGAAGCCTCTAAAAAACTTCCATCTTTTGCCAATAGCTCTCCTACGAGATCTACCAATTTGATTCTAACTCCAACCGTTGAGTCGAAAGTGAATGCTCTCAGTGCTCTAGCTCTTGGTATTCCATACATTTCAATCTCTTGGGGATTCTCTTCGAAATTGATTATTAATGCCTCTGATGCTTCATAGAGACGCCATTGAGGAAAAGTGAACCTCAACATAGACTCATATTCCGACAATCTCGCTGCTAAGGGAGCTCCTTTGTCTCGATAAAACTGATTTATGCACGCTTTGAGTACAAGCATCAGTGGCACTTTATTCATCACAGTTGTGGCAGCCTTATCTGACAATTTGATTGTCAAACCTCTGCCAGTTGCTAGATAAGCTCTCTGACAGGCAGAAGCTCCTTTCTGCATTTCTGAAAAACTGCTCTCCACTCCAGGAGAAGCTAGATTCTTTGAAGTTAAGAGAGTGAAGTTTACAATATTCTCCGGGTCTCGCAAGAGAACTAGAGGGTCTTGGTTCAACATTTCACGAAATTCTGGCTTAAACCAATCATCTTCTGCAGCTTCAAGTTGAGCTCTTTCATACTTGATTGTTGCAGGTCCAGGTATGAATGCAGTAAGCTTCTCAGTGTCCGAACTCTTTCCTGTTGGATCAGACTCAAAGAATGTTGAATTTGACATAGCTATGGGAGAGTACCTATGGTGTCGCCAAACCACCCATCTGTAGTCTAGTAGACCTATTCCCAGAACTGGCGGTATGGGAATGTATCCTAGATCTATACACTTGGCTCCAACCAAGAGTTTTGCTAAATCTTCACTTTGTGTGATGTACCCTACTCCCAATGCTGCATACTGATTGTGAGCTTGACAAATGTTCACCAATTGACACAAAGCGCCAGAGCCACCAGCTTTTCTAATTTCTACCAGCCCATTGTATGCAGCTAATATTCGATTTTTGATCACTGAATCATATTGAGTCAAAGCACTGGCATAAGAAAATTTTCCTATGGGTATAATCATGGTTGTGCTCGCATAATATATTGAATTAAACTCATATAGAGGAACAGTGCCATCCAAGGCTGATTTCTCAATAGATATGCTAGCTGAGAAAGCGGGGTACGATATTCTCATGGCCTCTTGAAGAGTCATTAAAAGCTCACACATTTGAGCAGATCTAATGTAATAATCTTTTGGATTGGTCTTTTCTCCATGACAATGGTAGATTATTGCCCAACACATTCCCCCATCATCTGAACTACAAGATGAGCTAGTCACTAGTTCCCACCTTTGCTTGGTAGATCCTCCAAGAGAATCAGAAGATGAGTCTGAATCTAAACCACCATTCATTCTCGAGCTCACAAGATCATTAGCCATTTTCTCAATCAAAGATAGATGACCGGCATGAGCTGCTGTTGAGAACTCATGTAGCCATCCTTGCATCATTCCAGATACACATTCCAGAACTCTTCCACCATCTTCAGCAAAGAAGAGGTTAGCTGTGTCTCTTCCCAAGTACCCTTCAACTATTGCTTTCAAAGCTGGTTTGAGGGTTTCGGATGCTCTTCCTTGGCCATCACCAGATCCGAGTCGAATCTTTTCCATGGCTTTTGCGCATTCATCAGAGACTATGATGCGTTTGTTTGCAAAGGTTTTCAAGATAGCGATCCAACTCCATTTCTTTTGTTCGAACATTGCCACAGTCATTGCGGCAAATAAAGACATGGTGAACTGTTGACACCATTTTGAACAGTCAAAACTTGAGACCAACATTTCAAATTGATCCCCATGGGCCAACTTAGACTCAACTTTCTCTAGGAAATTCTTAAATCTCTCAGTCTTTCTTATGTCTTTTGACATCATCTCGTTTGGTAAAAGAGAGTTTATGTGGGACATAGTTCGTTCGATATGGTCTTGGACTAGCCTTCCATATGAGCAGACTATGCTGATTTCTCTCAAACCAAGCTGAGGTTTTTTGAAGAGAGTTACATCAATTCCTCCCTCTTCTATTAGCAGCTTTGTCACTGCAAGCAGGCTATCGGCTTTCTTGCAGCCAAAGAGTCCGCTTGCCACATGCTCACAAATATTCATCATGAGTTTTCTTCTGCTTCCAAATCTTTCTTTCATGGGCGGGAGATTTCTCTCAGCTTTTCCTTCTTCATCCAACTCTTTTAACTTTCTTGTGGTTAGCATTTTTAAACCACCAACTTTCTTCGCAACAGAACTAACTGTTCTGTTAGTAGAAGCTTTGGTTGTTGCCAAATCAAGTGTGCTTTCCAATCCAACCCTCTCTGTGATTTCTTCAATCAAGTCTCCAAATGTTGATCTAACCTTTCCATTTGACTTATAATGAACATTGGTTTCTCCCTTTGTTTTTAGAGATTTTTCTTTGATTTCTTCAACCATGCTGACTACATGAGCCATTGAAAACTCATGACATCTAAGTGTCCTAGGATCGGAGGTCACCTGATTAGCAGCACCAATGTTTTCTGCTCGAACAG